CTGCAGATGCGGGCGCGCGAGGCGGAGGTGGCGCAGGGGATGCGCCAGGCGCTCGAAGAGCTGCAGCAGGCGCGCCGGCGCCTGGGGCCCTGCTGGGACCTCTGCCCTCCGCTCGGCGCCGCCCTGCGGCGCCTCACCTCGGCGCTGGAGCTGCTGCAGGATGGCGAAGGCGAAGGGTCCCCAACCGACCGAAGGGCTGTCGATCCGAGCCTATGCGGAGCGCAGGAAGGCGCTCGGGCTGCTCGGTGGCTCGAAGGCGGGGGTGCAGAAGGCGCTCGCCTCGGGGCGGATCCACTACATCGGCGGCGACTCGCGGAAGGGGATCGACCCCGAGCTTGCCGACCAGATGTGGGACGCGCGCTCAGCGCCCGAGAAGCGCCACCCAGCGGCGGCGCAGGCGAGCGCGGAGGGGAAGGGTAGGGGTGGGGGCGCCCCTGGCGCGCCACCGCCGCAGGGCGGTCCAGGCGGCGCGCAGCAGGGCCCCGAGGGCGGGGTGCCCGACTACCACCAGAGCAGGGCGGTGCGGGAAGCCTACGAGGCGGGGATCCGGCGCCTAGAGTATCAAGAGAAGACGGGGCAACTGATCCGCGCCGAGCAGGCGGCGACGGCGGCGCGCGCGGTGGCCAGCTCGGTGCGGGACCGCCTTCTGACGATCGCCTCGCGCCTGGCCGACTCGCTGGCGGCGGAGGATGACGCCACCCGCTGCGAAGAGCTGGTGGACGACGAGATCCGCAAGGCGCTCCAGGCGCTCGCGAAAGACCCGGCGGGTGTGCTCCCGATTGTCGAGGAAGGGACCGAAGCAGCGTGAGCGCCGACGCTGCGCACGAGCTCGTGGTGCCACCCGGCACCAGCGAGGCGACCGCCCTCGTGCTTCGCGCCTATGCGGCGGGGTTCGAACCGCCGCCGGTGCTCTCGGTCAGCGAGTGGGCCGAGGGCAGCGAGGCGGAAGGGCGCGAGCCTGGACGGATCCTGACGAAGCGCGAGACTCCCGAGCCTGGGCCCTGGCGCACCGATCGCACCCCGTATCTCCGCGACATCATGGACGCGCTGTCGATCCGCTCGCCGATCGAGCGGGTGGTATTTATGAAAGGTGCGCAGATCGGCGGCAGCGAGGTCGGGAACAACTGGGTGGGCTACATCCTCGCCCACGCTGCAGCGGCGGCGCCGACCATGATGGTCGTCCCCACCGTGGAGATGGCGAAGCGCACGAGCAAGCAGCGCCTGGACCCGCTGATCGCGAACAGCCCGCAGATCCGCGATAGCGTGAAACCGAAAAAGTCGCGCGAGGGCGGCAACACGCTCCTGCTGAAAGAGTTTGCAGGCGGCGACGGGGTGCTCGCCGTGACCGGCGCAAACAGCGCCTCGGGGCTGCGGCAGTTCTCCGCGCGCAACCTCTTCGTGGACGAGCCCGACGCCTATCCTCCAGATGTGGACGGCGAGGGCGATCCGATGGATCTGCTCGAAGTGCGGAGCAGCGCCTTCGGGCGGAAGGCGAAGCTCTACGTCTGCTGCACGCCTACGGTGAAGGGCGGCAGCAGGATCGAGGATATGTGGGAAGAGACGGACCAGCGCTACTATCACGTTCCGTGCCCGAGCTGCGGGGTGCTGGAGCCGATCACATGGGGGCGGATGGTCTGGGACAAGAACGATGCGGGGCAGGATCTGCCGCGCACCGCGCGGATCCGCTGCGACCATTGCAGGGCAGAGATCCCCGAGTCGCGCAAGCCCTGGCTGCTGGCGCGCGGTCAATGGATCGCCACCAACCCGGAAGCACCACCTCGAGTCGCAGGGTTCCATCTGAGCGCGCTCTACTCGCCGCTCGGGTGGAAGAGCTGGGAGAAGTGCGTCGAGCAGTTCCTGCGGGCGAAGCGGCACCGCGACAAGCAAGAGAAGATGAAAGTCTGGACGAACACCGTGCTCGGCGAGAGCTACGAGGCGCGCGGCGAGGGGCTGGACTGGGAGCGGATCGCCAGGCGCCGCGAGAACTTCCCCGCAGAGATCCCGATGGGCGCGCTCTGCTGCGTGGCTGGCGTGGACATCCAAGACGACCGGATCGAGGCGACGGCGGTCGCATACGGCGAGGGCGAGGAAGCGTGGGTAGTCGAGCACGCGATCTTCCAGGGCGACCCGGATCTGCCGGCGGTCTGGACGCAGCTCGATCAGTGGCTGCAGGAAGACTACACCCACGAGAGCGGGCAGCCTATGCGGATCGCCTGCGCCGCGATCGACTCGGGGCACAAGACCCGAACGGTGTACGACTTCTGCCGCACTCGCTCGACGCGCCGGATCTATGCGGTCAAGGGGATCGACGGCGAGGGGCGCCCGCTGGTGGCTCGCCCGAGGAAGGAAAAGACCGGACGCGACCCGCGCCCCGTCCAGCTCTTCATCGTCGGCGCCGATACGGCGAAGGGTCAGCTCTACTCTCGGCTTCGCGAGTCGCAGCGAGGACCGGGCTACATCCACGTTCCCGAGGCGCCGTGGGCTGACGAGGAGTGGTTCCGCCAGCTCTGCGCGGAGACTCGGAAGACGCAGTATCGGAAGGGGCGCCCCGTCCGAGTCTGGCTGAAGATCCGCACCCGCAACGAGGCGCTGGATTGCATGGTCTACTCGCTCGCCGCCCTGCAGCTCCTGAACCCGCAGTGGGGCCACCTCCGCAGGATCTACGGGAAGCCCGAGGGGAAGGCGCGCAGGATCGAGCAGCCCGAGGGGCTGCAGCTCCCGAAGTCGATGGTGCAGAAAAAGCGGCGGGGCTGGGTCGATCGGTGGAAGGACTGAGCGCTTCCGTGCAACTGCACGCTGGACAGGCTCCGCCCTGGAGTCGATCCTGCCGACCGAACCTCGTGCGAGGAGCTGGCCGTGGCTGATCTCTCAAGCGAACCGATCCGCTTCTACAAGGGCGAGACGGTCGTATGGACCCGAGCTGTCTCGGACTATCCGCCCGGCGGAAGCTGGACCCTGCGCTACGAGTTCGCCGCTCTGGATGGCAGCCACCACGCCACCGTCGATGCTACGGCAGACGGCACGGACTGGAAGCTCACCCTCGCCAGCGATGCGAGCGGCGCGTTCTCGATCGGGGGCTACAAGTGGCGTTGCTACGTCACGGACGGCGGTGCTCCCGCCGAGGTTCATCACATCGACTCGGGGCGCTTCGAGGTTCTGGATCCGCTCGACAGCGCCGCCGACCGGCGCTCGTGGATCGAGGGCGCGCTGGACGCTATCCGCGCGCGGATCGAGGGCAGGGCGACCGAGAGCCACAGCAGCTATTCGATCGGCTCGCGCAGCGTGGGCGAGCTGAGCCACGAGGAGCTGCTGCAAGCAGAGGCGACGCTGCAGGAGCGGTTGAACCGCCTGCTCGCCGACGAGCGAGTCGCCGCCGGCGGAACTCGCCCGAGGATCCGCTTCCGTCTCTGGTGAGGTGAGCCGTGCGACTTCCCTGGCAAAAGCCCGAAGAGATCGAGGGAACGCTGGCGCGGCGGATCGCCGAGCCCGAGGAAGCCGTGGTGCGCAAGGTCGCCGGCGCGCACCGCGCCCTGATCCTCGTGCGCTCCCACGTCGCCGCAACGATCTCCAGGCTCACGGCAGGATGGACCACGCAGCCCGAGAGCGCCGAGACGGTTACGTTCAAGGACCTGGCGACCCTTCGGGCCCGCTCTCGCGAGCGCCTGCAGAACGATCCGACCGCCCGCCGGGTGGTATCTCTGCACGAGCAGAATGTGCTCGGCGCGCACGGGATCCAGTATCAAGCGCAGGTGCTCGAAGATGACGGGCCGATCAACGCGCCGCCGAAGGTGGATACACTCGCCAACAAGGCGATCGAGAACTCGTGGCGCGACTGGGGGCGCCCCGAGAACTGCGACGCGAGCGGGCGCAGCTCCTGGCCAGAGCTGCAGCGCCAGGCGCTGCGCGCCTGCATCGGCGACGGCGAAGTGCTCGTGCGGATCCTATGGGGCGTGCGCAACCCCTGGCGGTTCTCGATCATGCTTCACGACGCCGAGATGCTGGACGTGCGCTTGGTCGAGAAGAACCAGCAGACGGGGAACTGGATCAAGCAGGGCGTCGAGGTCGATCAGTGGAACCGCCCCGTCGCATACTGGGTGAAGGACTACAAGGGCCCGCGCAGCAACGGGCTCGAAATCGTGAACCGTCATATCCGCATCCCAGCGTCGCAGATGCTGCACGTTTTCCGCCCCGAGATGGTGGGGCAGGTGCGCGGGCTGCCCTGGCTCGCTGGCGCGCTGCAGACCTGCAAGATGTTGGACGGATACCTCGAAGCGTCTCTAGCTGCAGCGCGAGTCGGCGCCGCGCAGGTGCTGTTCTTCGAGCGCGAGCTGGGCGCGGAAGGGTTCAAGGGCGACGAGGAAGATCCCGAGACTGGCGATCAGACGGTCAACCTCGAACCCGGCGAGGCGAACGAGCTGCCGCCTGGAGTGAAGATCGCCAACTGGGCGCCGCCCTATCCGCACGGCGAGATGCCCGAGTTCGTCAAGGTGATGCTCCGCCGCATCGGCTCCGCGACCGGCGTCAGCTACACTTCGCTCGCGAACGATACGGGAGACTCGAACTTCGCGGGCGCGCGCCAGGGGCTGATCGAAGAGCGCGCCCACTATAAGGCGCTCCAGGGCTGGTGGATCTCCGCCTTCTGCGAGCCGATCGCGACCGCCTGGCTGCGCCAGGCTCTGCTCGCGCGCCAGGTGCTGCACCCGGTCACGGGCGCCCCGCTGCCGGCGGATCGCCTCGACAAGTTCTCGCCGCATCGGTGGGCGGCGCCTCGCTGGGACTGGGTGGATCCGCTCAAGGACGCGCAGGCGAAGAAACTGCTGGTGGAGATGGGCGCGACAACCGAGTCTGCGGTGATCCGCGAGCTGGGGCTGCAGCCCGACGATGTTTGGGACGAGCGCCAGCGCGAGATCGAAGAGCGCCAGCGACGGAAGATCCGCACCACGATCGACGTTGCGATCGGGGACAAGGCGACAGGCGGCGACGCTCCGCCTGCAGACGGAGGGGACGCCGATGGCGAAGCGTAAGAACTTGGCGGCAGGCGCGGGAACGCCTGCTGCTGCAGAGGAGCCGACGCGGGCGGGGGCTCGCATCGACTTCTCGAACCGCCCGAGCGAGATCCGCACGGGCTTTCTCCAGCGCTCACTCACTCTCGAACGGTCGGCGACCGTCGAGGAAGACGGCGTGCTGGAACTGACCTTCTCCAGCGAGGCGGAGGTCGTGCGCGAGTTCCCGTTTCAGGGGATCGAGGTCTTGGATCACAGCGCAGAATCGGTGCGCCTGGATCGGCTCAAGCAGAGCGGGTCCGTGGTAGCTGAGTCGCACCGAGGCGGCGATCTGGTGGGCAAGGTGCTCGACGCCTGGATCGAGGGCAGGCGCGGTCATGCAAAGGTGAAGCTCGGCACGCACGCCGAGGCGATGCGGGAACGGGATCTAATCAATCAGGGGATCCGCACCAACGTCAGCGCGCGCTATCGCATCCACAAGGTGCGAGTCACCTCGCGGGCGAACAGCAGCTACGACGAGGTGCGGGCCGTCGATTGGGAGCCCTATCACATCGCACTCATCAACGACCCGGAAGACTACAGCATCGGGATCGGACGGGAATCTGATGCCGAGGCTCGTCCCGTGGAAGTCGAGTATGCGAGCGAGCAGGAGCAGGACCGGGAGAACGAAGTTCAAGTCGAAGCCACGAGAGGAGTGGAGACGATGAAGCATCCGCAGAAGCTCTACGCACCCGAGGATGGTGCGGGCGGCGGCGGCGGGGGCGACCCCGTCGATGTGAAGGTGATCGCGGAGCGCGCAGCGAGCGACGCACGCGATCGCGAGGCGAAGCGCACCGCGCGCATCCGCAAGATCGCGGCGCAGTTCCGCACCGATGGCACGATGGTCGATCGTGCCCTGGGCGAGAACTGGAGCCCCGAGAAGTTCATGGACGAGATCCTGTCGAAGCAGGAGCCGGGCAGCGCGCTCAGCGCGACCGATGGCGCTGCGGACGTGGACCTCAGCACGAAGGAACGGCGCAGCTACTCGTTCTTCCGTGCGATCAACGCGCAGCTCGATCCGCAGAACAAGCGGCTCGCCGACGAGGCGGGGCTGGAGCTGGAGGTTTCCAACTACATCGCCGAGCGCAGCGGGAAGCCCGCCAACGGTTTCTACGTTCCGCGCGCAGTGGTGCAGGAGCCTCTGGACGCGGTTGCCGTCTTTGGCAACCGTGAGCTGGCATCGCAGATGCGCTACGGTCGCGAGTTTCTGCAGAACGTCATGATGCAGCGCGCGACGCTCGACACGACCACGGCGGGCAAGGGCCCCGAGCTGGTCGCGACCGAGCTGCTGTCGGGCTCGTTCATCGACGCTCTGCGTGCGGGCGCTCCGCTCCTGCAGCGCGGCATCACGCTGGACAACCTGCAGGGCGACATCGACATCCCGCGCCGCAAGACCGCGAGCAGCCCCGCCGCTGCCACCTCGGGAACCGCCGACTTCGCCGAGAGCGAAGGCGAGTTCGACACGGTGGCGGTCCGACCCCACGACATCGGTGCGTGGATCCAAGTCGGGCGGCGCCTGCTGCAGCAGGAGTCGGTGAGCCTGGAGAACTTCCTGCGCACCGACCTCGCGCTCGGCATCGGGATCGAGGGCAACCGCCAGGGCGTCCAGGGCACCGGGCTGTCCGGTCAGATCGAGGGCTATCTGAACGTCTCGGGCATCGGCTCCGTGACCTCGGGCGGCACTCTGACCTGGCCGAACATCGTGGAGCTGTGGACGGACGTTGCCGGCGCGAACGCGATCGGGATGGGCATGGGCTTCCACGCGGCGGCGACCGTGATCGGCAAGCTGATGTCCACCGAGAAGGCGAGCGGGACCGCGCGCTACCTCTCGGACGATGGCCGCGTCATGATGGGCTACGACATCGTGCTCGACAATTCGGTGCCTTCCGACACTCTCGCGTTCCTCGACTTCGGGCAGATCATCGCCGCGATGTGGGGAGCGATCGACGTGAGCGTGGACAAGCAGCCGAAGAGCCACAACGTGATCATCACGGCGCACCAGACGATGGACTTCGTGCCTCGTCAGGAGCTGGCGATCAGCGCCGCGCAGGACATCACCCCGTAGCACGGGCGGTGATCTGACGGCAGGATGCGGGCGGGCGGTGCATGGCGCGCCGCCCGCCTGGCAACGGCACGCGACGAGAGGAGAGATAAGTGCCTCGACTACAACGAACGTTCAAGAACTACCGGGTGGTGCAGCCGTTCAGCATGGGGATCGGCAACACCGTGAAGCCTGGCGATCTGCTGGAGATGGCAGCGGAGGATCAGCGCACCCGGCGACTGCTCGGGATCGGTCGCGTCGTGGAGAGCGAAGCGGACGCCGAGGACGATCTGCAGGCGGGCGTGCGCGACATCCTGCGCGCGCCCTGGGCTGGCGTCACGCCGGCGCTGCGCGGGCTCGCCGATGGCGACGAGGCGCTGCTGCTGAACGCGATGCAGGAAGCAGAGCGGCAGGAGATGGCGGACAAGAACCGCCACCGCCTGCTGATCGCGCTGCGGAACGAGATCGCGCGACTCGGCGGCACCTCTGCGGAGGACGCCGAGGTTGCGCGCGAGCTGGACGGAGTGGATCCCGACGAGGATCCCGAGGGCGACGAGGAGTAGCCGTGGCCATCGTGGAGCGCTTCCCGCTGTTCTTCGGCGACTTCGGCACCGTTGCCGTGATTGCCGGCGTCGATGTGGATGTGCTCTTCGACCGCGACTATGACGAGAGCCTGGAGACTGCCGGCGGCGTGCCGATGCTGACCGCAGCACTCGACTCGCTGCCGGCAGTTTCCAACGGAACGGCGGTTGAGTATCCGAAGGGGAGCGGCACCAACTACAAGGTGCGCAACGTGCGGCAGCTCGACGATGGCAAGATCGTGGAGCTGGTGCTGGAGGAGGTGCCCTAGTCCAACAATGGCGCGCGATCGAGACCGAGCCTATGGCGTGCGCGCTGATCTCTCCGAACTCGACACCTACCTCGACACGCTCGGATCGAAGATCCTCCCGAGCGTGGCCGCGTCGTCGCTAACCTCAACGGCGCGCGGCGCGCGGCGCGGTTCGATCGGGAAGATCACCGCCCGCCTGACTCTCGCTGCAGCAGATGTGAAGAAACGGCTCAGGGTTCGCAGGGCGACCCCTGCGAAGCTCGTGGCGACCATCTTCGTGAACAAGCGGGACGTCCCCTTCCATTCTCTGAAACCCCGCCAGGTGGGCAAGCAGAAGCGGAACCGCCGCCCTGCGGGCAAGCAGGGCGGGAAGCGCGGCGGCGTGAACGTGCGCGGGCGCGGGCTGGTCGAGCGCGCGTGGATCGGGCGCCCGAAGAGCGGGTCGAAGGACGTGGTGCTGCAGCGGAAGAGCGAAGCGCGCGACGCGAAGCTGCAGGTGCCGAAGGTGAAGTGGGCGCCGGCGCTCGACATCATTGCCCGAGAGACGGAGGGCGCGGGCAGCGAGTGGCGCGCCGACTTCCTGGCGAAGCTGCGCGACGCGCTGGAGCGGCGCGGGAGCTTCCGCGAGGCGGGGTTCGTCCAGGGCTACGGGGAGGACTGAGCCGATGGCGACGGAACTTCTCTACGCAACTACGCACCATGTCGAGCTGGTCGGCAGCGCCGAGATCACGAACCCGCAGCTCGCCCGCGATCAGGACCCGGCGACCTTCGCCGATCTCTGGTGCCCGAACGCCGGCGACGGATGCAGCGAGCGGATCGACGGTTTCCCTGCGGGCTCGATCGCGCCAGCGATGCGCGCGCGCGTGCTGCTCTCGGTGAAGGAAGCGTGGCAGGGCGTGCCCAACTCGCTCGGCTCGCTCTGGATCGAGGTCAACGGCGGCGGCGCTGTTCTGCTCGCAAGCTATCTGTGGGGCGTGGGCTGGGATGGATCGGTCAAGCTCTTCGACATCACCGCTCTGTGCGCGGGCGAGACGCTGGATACCGTGCAGGTGTTCTGCCAGCTCAACCGAAACACCGCGCAAAACCCACCCAATCCAATCGTACACGGGGCGTGAGCAATGGCGAGCCCGAGACTCTACGTCTACGACGTGCACCTCGAAGTGGAGGAGATGACGTTGGCTGACCATCTGCGGCAGCAGATCCGCGAAACCTGCACGAGCTCGTTGCTCTCGGCGCTGGTGCCGGCAACGCTGAAAGAGGTGAAGAACCAGCGCCCCTACGTCTACGCGAAGACGGAGTTCCCTGCGGCGAACGTATGGACCCGCAGCGAGCGGGTGCTGGACGCTGACGACATCCTGGGCGGCGGCGCGATGGGCGCCGCGCAGTTCCGAACCGTCGAGCTGATGGTGGAAGTGCGCGACTCGATCGACTCCGATGCTGCGCCCGGTTTGCCCGCGCGCCTCGACAGCTATGCGCTCGCGATCGAGCAGACCATGATGACGGACCCCGCTCTGCTCGGGTTGCTCTACAACCTGACGCTCAGCGCGAGCACGCACACCATCGACCGCGAAGCTCACGAGAAGCCCGTGGGGCTACTCGAGTTGGTGTGGGACGCCACCTATCGGGTGGATCCCACCGACCCAAGCACGCAAGCGTAGGAGGGAGGTGAAATAGAATGGCAGCGTATCACGGCAAGGACGGGGCGGTGTACATCTCGACCAACCAGGTCGGCGAGGTGACCGCTTACTCCTACAACGAGAGCGGCGAGGAGCTGGAGGTGGTCGCGATGGGCGACACCGCCAAGCGGTTCCTCACGGGGCTCGTGGATGCGAGCGGGCAGTTCACGGTGAACTACGACGACGCGGATACTCAACAGGAAGCACTCGACATCGGCGACGATGTCGAGCTGCATCTGTATCCGCGCGGGCAGGGGGCGACCAAGCCTGAGTTCACCAGCGTCGGCAACGATGCGGGTGGAACCGTCAAGATCACGGCGATCGAGATGTCGCAGGATACGGGGAGTGCGGTCCAGCGGACCTACACCTTCCGCAACAACCTCCTGCGCGCAACGCAGGTCTAGCAGGGGCAACCCAAGCCACAGCGACGAGAGGAGAGCAAGGTGGCGCAGATTCAGAAGAGGACCGAGCCCGTGCACAACACCCGGATCAAGGAACTGCTGACCGGCAGCTTCGAGGATCTGGCGGGGAAGGCTCAGAAGATCACGGTGGAGACGTTTCGGGGACCGTGGGATCTCTGGGCCTTCCCGCTCAACACCGAGGAAGTCGCCGCCCTGGCGAGCTTCGGAGAGGATGGTGCCGACGCGCCGGCGCGGCACAACTTGGAGAAGGCGATCGACCTGCTCGTGCTCCTGGCGCGAGAGGAAGACGGCAAGCGGATGTTCAGCGAGAGCGACAAGCTCTGGCTGCTGCAGAGGGTCGAGCCCGGCAAGATCCTCGAAGCGTCGATGGCGCTGTTCACCGTCGCGAGTGAGTATCTCGACACCATGAACGAGAGGGCAGAGGGAAACTCCGAGACCCCTACGTCCGAGCAGTCATGACGATTGCCGATCGTAGGGGCATCTCCGAAGAGGAGGTGCTGCGCTGGCCGATGGTGCGGTTCCTGATGTGGGCACACTTCTACGGCGAAGCACCGCCTCGATTGTAGAACGGGGGAGCGATGGCAAACGCCCGAGCGTCGTTCATCTTTACGGCGACGGACAAGACGAAGGCGGCAGCCGATAGCGTGCGCAAGGGCGCGAAGCGCGTGGGCTCCGAGTTCGACAAGATGGCGGCGCGCGGGCAGAAGTCGCAGGCGGCGCTCTCGAAGAGCCTGCGCAAGACCGAGCTGCGCCTGGGTGCGCTGGCGAAAAAGTCGAAGGCGGTCGGGCGCGGGTTCTCCACGAGCCTGACGCTGCCGATCGTAGGGCTCGGGGCGGCGGTGGTGAAGACTGCCGCCGACTTCGAGTCTGCCATGAAGCGAGTCGAGGGGCTGACCGGCGCGACCGGCAACAACCTCGAACTCCTGCGCACGCAGGCGAAGCTCCTCGGGCGCGACACCGTCTACTCTGCGAGCGAGGCGGCGAAGGCGCAGGGGTTGTTCGCGCAGGCGGGGTTCAAGGTGCTGGAGATCGCGGACGCGATGCCTGGCGCTCTCAACCTCGCGGCAGCGGGGCAGCTCGAACTCGAAGATGCGGTCAGCATCACCGCCGATGTGCTGCGAGGCTATGGCAAGGACGCATCGCAGGCGGGGCAGATCACCGATCTGCTGGCAGCGGCGAGCGTGAAGGCGAACCAGACGGTCGGCGACATCGGCGAGGCGATGAAGTTCGCCGCGAGCGCTGCGTCGAGCCTGGGTGTGCCGATCGAGGAAACGACCGCTGCGATCTCGCTGCTCGCTGATCGAGGTCTGAAAGGCTCGATCGGCGGCACGGCGCTGAGCAAGGCGCTTGTCACGATGGCGAAGGAAAGCGGGCCCGCTGCCGACAAGTTCAAAGAGCTGGGGATCCGCGTGAAGGACAGCGCGGGGCGCCTGCTGCCGCTCGCCGATGTGATCGACCAGCTCAACGAGAAGGGGCTGGACGCCGGCGTGGTGTTCGACATCTTCGGTGATCGCGCGGGCAAGGCGATTGTCGCGCTGCAGGGCGCCGGCGGCGATGCTCTGCGGAACTTCACGAAGGACCTGGAGGACGTGGAAGGCGCGGCGAAGCGCCTCGCCGAGAAGCAACTGGAAGGGTTCAGTGGCCAGCTAAAGAAACTGCAGAGTGCGCTCGCGGCGCTCGCGATCGCCATTGCAGAGTCGGGGCTGCTCGACTTCCTGACGAGGCTAGCGACCAGCGCGACCGAGCTGGCGGCGCGACTCAGCGATACCAACCCCGAGCTGCTGCGGATGGCGACCATCGCGGCGGCAGTCGCCGCAGCGTTCGGGCCCGCGCTCCTGATCTTCGGGCAGGTCGCCGCTTCACTCGCCTCGCTGACGGGGCTCGGCGCCACCTTCACCTCGATCGGCGCCGCATCGGGGACCCTCGGCGCTTCGCTCGGCGCGCTCCTGGCGCCGCTCTCGGCGGTGCTCGCCGCAGGCTATGCTCTGGTCGAGGGCTTCCGCAGCATGACCGATGTGCTGCGCGGGCAGGTGATCACGAACTTCCAGGCGGCAGGCGCCTCGATCCAGCGGGCGCTTGCGCCGGCAATCAAGATCGTCGGCGAGCTGGTGCAGAAGTTCCTGTTCCCCGTGCTGAAAGTGCTGGGGCAGTTCCTGATCTCCGAGTTCGCGTTTGCCTTCCGCACCGTCGCCGATGTGATCGGCGCGATCCTCGGGCCGACGCTCTCGAAGCTCGCGGAGTGGCTGAGCGTCGCGCTGCCAAAGGCGGCAAACTTCCTCATCGACGCCTTCCGAGTGACCGTGAAGTTTATCAAGGACAAGAGCGCCGATCTGCTGAACGTGCTGGCGCAGCTCTTCGAGAAGGCGGCAGCGCTGCCGGGCATCGGCGACAAGATGGTCGAGATCGCCGAGAGCCTGCGCGGGTTCAGCGATCGCGTGCGCGACAGCGGGGAAGCCTTCGCCGAGAGCGCGGGCAAGGTCGCCGAGTTCAACGTGCAGACGGGGCAGATCGCCGAGAACATTCCGCCGGCGACCGAGCAGGTGGACGCGCTCGCGGAGTCGATGGCGGCGCTCAGGGTCGAGGCGGAGGGCGCGGGCGGCGCTGTCGGCGGAGTCGGCGGCGAGGATGCAGCGATCGCGCTAGAGCCCGTGATGCCCGAGTTCAATATCGACGACTTCGAGAAGCCTTTGCAGGGCATCGACCGGATGCTGCTCGAACTGCGCGCGGACGCATACGAGGTCGGACAGGGGCTGCAGCGTAGTCTTGCCGGCGCGTTCGCCTCGATCATTGGCCAGGGGCAGAGCGTGGGGCAGGCGCTGACCTCGATCTTCACGCAGGCGGCGACAAACATCGCCTCGGCGTTCCTCTCGAAGCTCGCGGTCGGCGCGCTCGGCTCGCTGATCCCTGGGCTCGGTCCCTTGCTCGGGATCGGCGGCGGCGGGCTCTTCTCGAAGGCGGAAGGCGGGTCGTTCGGTCCAGGCGCCGGCAGCGGCTCCGCCCTGCTGACTGCTCCTGCAGGCGCAGGCGCTGGAGCTGGCGTGCAGATCACGCAGAACTTCCAGAGCCTCGTCCCTGCTACGACCACCGATCTGCTGCGAGCGAACGGCGGGATCCGCGCGAGCACTCGACGCGGAAACCGCTATCTGCTCGGGGAGGGCGCGTGATGTTGAAGATCGTCAGCGATCCTACGGTCGCACCGATCCGCGAGGTCAATCTACTGGACGCGGGCGAGGGGCTGATCCTCACGCCTGTGGGCGCGATGGCGAACCGCAACCGCGAGTTCGAGCGCCCTGACGGCGGGCTCAACGTGGCCTTCCGCCGCCGGCGCGCAGAGTATGACCTGACGCTTCGCCCGCTCCACGACGAGCAGGTGCGGCAGCTCGAAGAGCTGGCGGGGATGCAGGACTACAACCTCTTCTCTCGCGTGCCCGTGTATCTCTTCCCTGACTTCGACGCCTCGACGATCCTCTCGTTCCCTGGGCAGCGCACGACGAAAGCCTGGGTGCGCAAGGGCGACGGCTCGCTGGAGTGGCGCGCGCCGGATCAGACGGGGCGCAGCGGGGACCTCTACTACACCGACCGGCATGGATACGTTCGCAAGGTCGGCACCAGCGTCTCCGCCTTCGAGCCTGGAGTGCTCGGTCATCACTATCTGCGCCCGCAGGGCGAGGTCAATCTGGCGGCGGTTTTCTATCCGCTGAGCGGCGGGCTCGGATGGACCGCAGGCGCGGGCACTCCGACGCTGACCTTCGACTCGGTGCAGCCGTCGATGGTCGAGGGCGAGACTGGCAGTATGCGCGTGGAAGCGGGGAACTCCGGTTCGGCGCAGTTCTACCCTACGACCGGCCCGACCTTTTCGAGCGCCGTCGCAGGCGAGCGGCACAACGTTACGACTTGGATGCGGGGCAACGTGCGGGTGCGCGCGATGCAGACTGTCGGAGCTGCAAGCTCGGGCTGGGGCCCCTGGGTGCAGCTCGATCCGACGCGCTTCACGCGCATCGACTCCTCGCTCGTCAGCGTCGATACATCTGCGGTCGGCACCGTGCTTTACGACATCGAGGATACTGGCAACTTCCGCGTGCTGTGGGTAGGCGGGCACAAGTGGACGCAGTTCACCAACGATGGGCTGCACCCGCTGGAGCCCTGGGGCAAGGGCGCAGAAGCGAGCGAGAGCTTCCGCTACGACTGCGACCTCGTGCGCCTGGATCCTGCGGGGCTCAGCTTCACGGGCGCGGCGTTCTTCCCGCGCGGGCGGCATCGTATGATTTGGACGCAGGGCGCCGCGAGCGGCGACTACGCAACACTCGAGTTCGGCGACGGCGTGGCGTCGTGGTTCCTACGCTCGCACAACGGCGGGTTCAATCAGCAGATCACAATTCCACAGGCGACGTGGGAGAGCTGGGTGGGGAAGCCCTGCGTGGCGAGCTTCCGGCGCGGGCCGACCGAGGATCATGTGGAGATCGCGGTGCAGACTGACACCGTGAACTGGAGCAAGGCGGGGATCGAGCGCCTAAGCGCTTCGCAGCTCGGCGATCACGGGAAGATCCACGACGCGACCGACCTCGTGCTCGGGAGCTTCGGCGGATGGAACCCGAGCACCGAGGGGATGTCCTTCTATCGGATGGACGGGCGCTACTGGAGCGACGCCGAGATGCGACTGCGCGAGCGCTACGTTCTCGAAGGCGGGTTCCGCCAGGTGGTGCGCGCCTGCCAGGGCAGGAAGTTCGTGCTACAGGATGTCCAGGCGAGCGCGATCCCTGGCACCGCCCTCTATCAAGCGGCGGTGCGCGCGGTCGAGATCGACGTGGACGACGAGCTGGCGGTGGTGAGCTGATGGGCATGACCGCGAACAAGTTGCCGACCGCCCTTCGCGATGCGCTGATCGGCGGCACCTACGACGAGGGCTCGCTGCGCCTCGATTTGATTCTGAGCGATGGCATCACGACTGACGATCTCCGCGCGCTCGGGCGCATCGGCGAGATCGGCGACAGCGAGAACGTGCTGTTCGGATGGCACGAGGGCGACGAGTCGGACGACTGGCCAGTTCCCACGCTCAGCTTCGCGGTGTTCAACGAGGACGGGCGCTACACTCCAGGCGGCGGCGCGAGCATCCTGCCGGCGGACATCTCGGGATGGGAGGTCACGGAACGCTACTACGAGCGGATCACCACCACGAGCTGGGTCAAGTTCTTCGAGCAGAAGTGGCTGCTAAGCGAGGTGCAGTTATCGCAGGGCTCCGCGCTGCTGCTCTGCACGCATCCGATGCAGGGGATGCTGAGCTTCACCTTCCCGAAGTCGATGGAACATGACATCGACTGGAACGGCTATCCTCACAACATCACCTACTAGGAGCGCAGGCGATGGTGCTGGATCTTACAAAGTGGGCGACGAGCAGCGACGGCGATCTGGTGCCAGGGCCGGTCAACAACCAGTTGCTCAGCTTCGTCTCGAACCGCGCCACCGTAACGCTGCGCACCAACGCCGGCGACGGGCCGATCCTGTATCTGCCGCCAGACCGCGATCTGCTCGACGTGCGCCTGGAGCGCACGACCGGCGGGAAGCAGGAGCGGCGCCTGTGCAGCGGTCAGAACCTCGGCAACTACTGGGATCTGTGGGCGAACGCCTACGCGATCAAGACAGCATATCAGGCGTGGTACTCTGAGGAAGCGATCGACGCGCGCTACTTCGCGGGTGGACTCAAGAGCTTCACTGTGGAAGAGCAGAGCGACGGCAGCGGAACGTGGACGCTGGAGATCAGCACCCCTTACTACTGGGGGTTGGAGCGCGACGTGGCGGAGCTGATGTTCGCCTGGCTGCGCTTCTACACACCGCAGGGCTCGGCGACTCTCGCATATCTCGATCGCGACGCGCTCGTGGAGTTCTCCGCCATCATGACATCGCACTTCGTGGGCTCGCGGTTCTTCGAGTTCCGCCGGGTCGGCAAAACCGTCGCCGAGCGCGTGAAGGATCTGTCGCGCATGGGGCGGACGATGCTCGGGTGGGGAGGCTATCAAGCCGGCAGCTCAACGGTGCAGCAGCTCGGGCTCCGCGCGCTGGCGCGCGAGGAGCGGGAGCGCGAAACGATCACGTTCGATCTCGCGATCGGGCGCGACGAGTTCCTGACCGGCACGCCGGACATCCGCACTGCCGACGAGCTGATCGTGAACCAGCTCAGGGCGCGGTGGGGAAGCCACACGAAGATCGTGGAGACGATCGACGGCGGATACTGGGATCCGCAGCTTCACAGCAATACCCTCGAAGAGCCTTCCGAGCTGATCGAAACCACGAACGAACTCTACGACGAGGACGCCACCAGCGTCTCGGATCGCGGGGCGCGCTTGGTCGAGAACGAGATGGGCAACGTGGTCGAAGAGCAGGTCGCAATGGCGATCCACCGCCCGTGGCTCTGGATCCCACCGAAGCGGATCGTGCGCTTCGAGATGGGCCCGCTACATCTCGACTTCGATCCTGGCGCTATCATCTCCGCGAGCGAGCCGTCGCTGGGACTCGACGGCACCGAGGATCTGCTGGTCATCTCGAAGAAACTGCAGCGCGGATCCTGGGGCGCAGAGATCACCGCCGCCGAGCTGGAGGATCAACTGCCGCCCGCGATCGCGCCGAACTCTGGAAGTATCAACGCCACGCTAGGGCTCTGGCTCGAAGCGGATACGGGAGTGACGCTCGACGGCGGCGGCAACGTAACGACCTGGGCCGATCAGAGCGGGCAGGGGAATAACGCCACCTACTCCGCGCGAGTCTCCGCGACTCTCCTGGCGCCCCGCACGGACTTCTTGAACCTCAACGGCAAGACGGTCGTGAGCTTCAACTACACGCAGGGCACCGATCGCGGGCTGGATCTGAACGGCATGACCACGGTGCTCAATAATTCGACCGGCGACGAAGAGCAGACGTGGATGTTCCTCTGCCGGCGCTGGGGGCAGCGCAACGGCAACGAGTGGCTTTTCAGCGTAGACGATGCGAGCGCGACCCGCGCCGAGGCGGGGATCGGTTACAGCGGCAGCACCTCGTCGCGCTGGGCGGTCGAGCTTGACGGCAATATCTACGACGCGCTGACGCAGCTCGGCGCGGGCGAGTTTGTGCGGGGCTCTTCCTCGCATAGTACGGTCAACGGGCCGTGGTACATCCTCGTCGTGCAGAAGTGGATCTGGGGAAGCGATCGCCGCATCTCGCTCCACCAGATCAACAACGAACTCAAGGTGCAGAGGAAGCTCGATCTCTTCCCGACCAACAACGAGTGGGACTCGCTGGAGCTGGAAGCGAACGCCTGCCTCGGATGCAAGCATGACGCGAGCAATGGCGAGGGGTTCATGGGTCTACTCGCTGCGGTGGCTGCGTTCGCGGGGCGCCCTGATCCGAAGCACGTTCTCGGGGTCGCGCGCTGGTGGATCAACAAGTGGGGGCCGATCGCGTCATGAACGATGGGTGGATGGACTACGGTGCGCTCGGGCTCGCTGCTGGGCTGAGCTTCGCCATCGCGCGGGAAGCGCTCGCGGTGCTACGCTCCGCGATCGAGGCGGCGCGGGACGGGAAGGACCCCACCGCGCCGCCGCTGCAGATGCCCGCGATCTGCGCCCTCGATCAGAACAAACTCGGCGAGGTGCATAAGACGATTCGGGCATGGGATCGGAACATCACGCAGTTCCATTGCGCGTGGCGCGATCGGGACGAGGTGCGAGATATGCTCGAAGCCCTGCGCGCGCTCTCGGCGCAGATGGCGACTCTATCTGAGCTGCTACGGCGAGAGCAGAACGGGAGGGCACGCGATGCCTAGTTTCGGTGAGACGAGCAAGCAGCGCCTGGCGACCTGCCACCCTCTGCTGCAGCGCTTGTGCTATGACGCGATCGCGGTGCGCGACTTCGCGGTCGTCCAGGGCTGGCGCTCCAACGAGGAACAGCAGCGCCTATACGAGCTGAACATGACGAAGCTGGAGGGCGGGCAGAGCAAGCACAACGCGATGTCGGAAGACGGGCCCTGCTCGCTCGCGGTCGATCTCGCTCCGTGGTACGGCGGCGAGAAGATCCCGTGGGAAGATCGCGAGAGGATGCTGGCGTTCGGTGCGTGGTTCCTCGGGTTCGCTGCGGCGCAGGGGATCAAGCTGCGGTGGGGCGGAGACTGGAACGGCGACTGGCGGTTCAGCGACCAGCGCTTCCACGATCTGCCGCACTTCGAGCTGGTCGGCGAGGGCTCGAAGTGAGCGCCGGCGCCCACGAGCTCGTGCGCAGCGGCGCAACTCGAGTTGCAGCGGTGGCGGCGATCGCGCTGCTCACCTGGCTCGTGCTCCAGGCGCGCGCGCAGGTCGCGATC